CTAACTAACTAAACTGAGGATTAGTCTTCTTCTGCTAATTTAGCAAAATAACTTAGTGTATCCTCATCATCATCTGAATCTACACTTGAGGAAACTGTAACTGTGTCAGATGTAGCTGCCGTAACTGCAACCAAATCCTCAATGTCATCTGTTCCTGTCTGTGCAGAAATAGTTTCTGCTGTTGTAACTTTAGCACCACCTGAAAGGACTTGATTAAGTTTAGCTTTCAGTTCATCATATGTTTTAAAGTTTTTTGGATCAACAAGTTCAGCAAGTGAGTGTTGTTTACCCCAGATTGCTTCAATATCTTCATCAGATTCAGCAACAGGAGTAGGTGAAGATTCAAACTCTGACTTGTCATAGTTTCTATAACCATCAACCTGACGAGCCTTCAGTTTAAAGTTTACACCTTCCCAGAAGTCAAAAGGATTAACTGGTGTTTCATCCTCAAACTCTGGTTGCATAACATCCTTAATTTTGTCAAAGATTTTCTTACCAAACTTATAGAGGAAAACTTGGCCTTCGTTGGCCGGATTAGCAGGATCTTTAATAACAAGAACATTTGCATAATAAGACAAACGGCGTTTCTGTTTACGAGCAACGTCCTTATTTGCCTCTGTGCCACTGTTCCAAAGCTCACTATTAAGTTCTGAAACAGGATCAGGTTGGGAAAGTGTAGTAAGTGAATTTTCAATATACCACTTACCAGTTGGGCCTTGGAAACCATGGTTCCAAAGACGAACCCACGGAAGTTCTTCACCCTTAGGCGGTGCCAAGAATCGAAGAACAGCATAACCGTTACCAGCAGAATCTACTTGTAGCTTCCACTCGTTACCGTCATCTTTGTTATAGTTTTGTTGGGGGGAATCAATTTTTTCGACTTCTTTCATTAAATTATCGAAAGAGCCTCTTGCCTTACGCAAGTCTGATAGTGAATTAAACGACATATTTTTTCTCCGTATAAGCGTTGTATGTTTGTATATGTTGTCCTGTATAAGCGGACATATTATTTATAAAAGTTTTCACTTATATGCCTCATTTTATTTGTAATTTGGACAAATGGACGATACTTCTTAACTAACATTGAAACGTCCTCTAAGAATATATCATCAGAGTCCATAGTAACATAATTGTAGATTTTGTCAAGCACAACTAATGTTTCTATAGATATTAGGTGACCAAAATATAACCTATAGATTAAAGGATGATATCCATCTTCAGATGTAAAAGGATTTGCAATACTTTCCTGCTCCATCTCCAATTCAATCTTAGCAATATCCTGTTCAAATATGTAATCAAGTTTTTGTTTACGAGACTTCCATATTTCATATGTTTCCTTTGCATTGGCATCAAAGACGCCGCCCCACTTGTCGCCGGAAACAAAGTTAGCAACAAGCAAATCTATAATCTCACGCCGCTTGTAATCGCGAGCAAGTTTACGCATAGCTGTCAAGTCTTTGCGTTTAAGGAAAGCATTTTGACTTGCCCTTACTGCACCTTTTGTTTTTGTTATGTTATAATCTTTTTTTGTAAAGTGTAATTTAAGAGCGAGGTATAATCTATATACTTCAAATGGTTCCATTAGAAAGGTAACTTACTAGTTTTCTCTTTTAATAAATTAAGTGATTCTGCTTCTTCTTTAATCTTTTCTTTTAGTGATGATGTGAGAAGTTTTTTAACAGATTCAATTTCGATTTCTTCTTTTACACAGAAGTCAATGAGAACATCAATATAACCTGTCTTTGTAGCTTTAGACTTTTTCTCAATGTATTGTGAAAATTCAGTTGACGTATGAAAACGTTTTGTAATTAGAAATACATCCGATACTTTTTTCACGTCTGTATTGAGATCATTATCTACAATAAGTTTAGGCATTGTGTTTCCTTTGTGTCCAGTCTGTAATATACTTAATTACATTTTGTGTTCTGTTAATATATGGGTCTTTGCATATTGTGTGTTGAGCTTCACCGGGCTTATCAAACTCATATATCATAGGATGATTAAACGCCTCTGCAATGTCATTAATAGTGTAACTTTCACCCGAGCCTAAATGTATTTGTTTGCGTTTCTTTTCATCAAACAAAGATTTGAAGACACCTTCAACAACATCCTTAACATGAGTAAAGTCCCGAGATTTGTGACCTGTTCCAAATATTTTTAAACTTTCACCTGCTAAGTAAGCCTTTTTAAACGAACGAATAACGGTGCTATGTTCACCATAGTCTGCTTCACGCGGACCATATACGTTATAAAAATACATTAGACGATAATCAAGTCCCCAATGACGTTGGTATAGATGCATAACTTCTTCACCAAAGGCCTTACCAAGAGCATAAGGATTATCGTCAGCATGTCCAAATATTCTACTAGAAGACTGTCCAAAATACAAGGGGCAATTCAACCTTTTTGCCCATTCGCATACATGTGTCGTAGGTCCAATGTTATTCATAATAGCATCAACAGGCTGTTCAAATGCCAAGCGAATACGAGGAGTATTTGCAAGGTGAATAATACCATCAGCCTGATAAACTTTATCAGTAATATCTACATCACAAACATCCTGGTGAATATATGCAACATAGGGCGAATCAACAATCTTAAACTTGCCGTTTCTCATGTCGTCAACAATAGTAACCGCACATTCTGCGGCAACAAGTCTTTCTACTAAGTGGCTACCTATAAAGCCGCATCCACCTGTAACAATATAATGTAACATTAGTCTCTCGGTTTATAAAATATGTGAGCATCAATACGAGCAGTAACATCCATAGTTTCTGCCCATCGAGGTTTTACATAGTCTGCATGATAAAACAACGCACCATCTGTAATATCAAGTTCAGTTTTCACTGTCAGTTTAGCAACTTCCATAATCTGTTTGTATTTTTTTATGTTTTTAACTTCATCAGATTTACCATCACAATACCATGAAAACTGGCAACGATTTTTGTATGGATAATATTTACCCGACTTTTTGCTGATATAATGTGGACCCTCGAAAACAACCTCACATATAGTATTAGGAAACGCATCTGAGCGAACACGATTCATTGTAACATCTGCAACAGCAATCCATCCTGCCGTAGATTCATTACGAGCCTCATGGTAAATATTTTGTGTGAGGCATGCAAGTTGAGGATTATCAATTGTATTAATACCTTTATCATTGGGCAATGCCGGATTAGAAGATATGGCTACTAATACTGCCATCATTGAATCTAAAAAATTCATATTTACTGGATTTCTTCTATAAGTTTTTTGAGTTTTTTCTTGCTACCACCGAATACTTTGGCGGTCGCAACTTGATCAGCATTAGATGTATCATCACCAACAACTACAAGTGCAATCATACCCATACCCTTATGAGGTGTGCATTGATATAGATAAACTCCAGGTGTATCAAATGTCAATGAGACTTCTTTATTAAACTTGGAACGCTTGGGTAATTCGTAACCCTCTGGTCCTGCAATAAACTCAACATTATGACCTTTATCAGTCGGTAACCATTTGATTGTATCACCCACATTAATACGAGTAATATCTTCTGAGTAAACCATACGAGCACCATCTTCTCGCTTATTTAACATCTCTACAACTTTTTCCTCTGAATATGCAGGAGTTGCGAATGCTATAGCGGTGAAAAATATAGTTAATATGCCTAGTAATAATAAAGTTCTTGTCATAATATCTCCTAATAAAAAAGTGGGGACTTCTGTTGCTAGGCGTCCCCTGACCCCGAAGATTATGCCGCGAGGGCGTAATCCTCATGTGCGTAATTATCGTTTGCACTTACGAGTTTGTTGCGCTCTTGCGGATGGGATTGCCCGTCCGACTCACAGGTGGCTTCCGCACCTATTCTCCACATTCCTACTTGATACCTGTCGAACCTATTTCGCCCCCTCAGAGGGGGTTTGGTGGAGGCGGGGGGTATCGCACCCCCGTCCAGTCTATCTTTCAGTTTGCTTCAACGAATACGATAAAAATCTATGAATTAACACCATTATTTATACTCCAAGAATATTTCCCGCTTTGTTCTGGTCAAGAGTGCCACCATCTCGCATGTGCGTTTCTAACTGTTCAAAGTAGAATGCAGCATCATCATGACCATACTCTTCAAGAACTTCTTTACATGCCTTGAAGAACAACATAGTCTTCATCAGGTTTCCGTCACCCATAGG